AGCTGATCGAGCCAAAGAAACTCGGTCTTTCGACTACAACCATTGCATTTGAATTGTGCATGTTTCATGATAATATCCTTATTGCCTACAGTGGCACTGAGTACAAACTAAGAAATTACCTGAAGTTATAAGCCTGTCATCATTACAAGCTACACAAACATCAGTAGAAGGCAAAAACTTTACCTGGTCGTTCTCTATGCGCTCCAGGTAAGGTCCGCCTCTTAGAATCTCTACATATCCCATTTACTCACCCCCTTTGCCTGACTCTGAATCATCGGGCCAAAACCAAGTGCCTGCAGCTGTAAGTCTTGCCCACTTAGCATCACATTGATCGGGTTTAGGTGCGCTGCACACATATCCTGCGTATGGTTTATTTGTAGCTTTGGCGATGCCTTCTTTCTTTACCATATCACCATGCCTGCAAACAAAACTAACATCAAGAACTTCAGCAATTTGAGTAATGCTTTCCCCAACAGTCCAAGCAACAGGCTTAGGCTCGTTAGTATTATTTTTAGATTGTGTGTCCACAATATGTAACGCATACTCCATCGCAGCCGACTTAGATCCTGGTCTGCCATACTTAGGTGTAAATTGTTTTTCATTTACAGAGGCCATTTCTTCTCTGCTTGGACGTTTTCCTTTAGGCGAGAGACCCGCATTTGAAATCGCTCGACCAATTGCGCTTGTTTCGCAGTTAGGTAAAGCAAAATTCGCATTAACACCACGATCACTAACAGTCTCACTTGCAATCCCCGTAGAGTACGGCTTCGGATCCGCTTCCGTTCTGTATAATTTACAAATAACAATGAATCGAGACTGGCTGGCCTCAATAATCTCTGTTTCCAATCTTCCATCTGGGAACTCCTTCCACCACTTGTGTAATCTTTCATCGACTGTTTCATATTGACTTAAATCAAACGCCATCTTTCCACACTCCATCCTCATCCTGCATCGCTTCAGTTATTGTTTTAGCAATAGCAATGTATCCAAGCGCATCAGTGTAATTGTCATCGACTCGTGGATCTTCAACTTGTCTGCTGATTTTGACCAGGCACATACATATTGCAACTTCATTCGGTTGAATTGGATAGCCAAGATAAGCTGACCAGAGTTCGGCAATTCTTTTATGGTTCTCGATTGGGTGGCCATAATGAGCGCCTCTACTGTGGAGAGTTTCAATAACATTTGCAAAGAGCTTCTCAGTTCTTGTCATAGTCAAATACCTCATCTGACTTTGTCTTAGTGTTCATTAACCTGCGATGTGATTCCCAGCCCTGCGCACGGCCTTTCCAATAACCATTCTGGAATGCAGTGTCTTTAATTTCGTAGATGATCCAAGCAACGACTGTAGTAGCCACTATTGCATACATCCACAGATAACCTAAATTCTTCAATTCTTCTATTGGATTCATGCGTTCACCAAAGTTTTGCGTAAGTGGCATGGGCTAGCGTAATTAGTAAGTAAAACCCAATCGCCCGTGTTTTCGTCGCTGTGTACAGAGTAATTCTTACCTGATATATTGATAAAACCTTCTGCCAATTTTAAAGCAGCGTAATTGTCGAACCAATATGCAAACTGCCAACTAAACAATGGTGCAGGTTCAAAACGTTCTACCTGCTTCTCCCAATCTTGGCCTTTCCATTCCATTGAATTGATCCACAGCTGTTCAAAATCAGCTGCTTTTAAGTCAATCTGTATTTTCATTTGTAGCCCGTCTATACCACTACTGCGTTTCGTGGCATAGCAATAGTGTCGCACCTGTGTATGACTTTGTGGATGATTTTGGGGCGTATTTGTATAACGATTAGGTAACGATGTTACCCGTAATACCTGCCCAGTGCTGTGAATGAGCCATCCTTATTAACTGGCACCAGGGTCGGTGTCAGGGTCTTTCCAACAGCTTCTAGTATAGCAAAGCCCATCTGCCAATTAGCGCTTCCATAGCGGATATAAGAGGCTTTTTTGCGATCCATAAGATTACCTACCTCAACGCCATATAGAGTCCTAGAATGGCCGTTAATGCCCTCTGAATAGGCACTCATGCCAAGCCTGTGGCTATGCCCCGCCAAAACTGATTTTCCAAATTTCTTGGCTAAATTTAATGAGGTAACGCCCGCATGTTGGCTCATGCTGCCCTCGTCTCCATGACACAAAACCCACCCAGGGTAAAACTCATAGGCTGTTTTATGGTAGGTGATACCCATTTCAGCAAATCCCATAAACGCTGGGTATTGCAATTCAGGCAGGTTAATTAAACCAGGTACTTTTAATAAAGTGTTATATAAGCGATCAGTATGATTACTGCGGATAACGTGCATTTCTGGACTGTACTCACCGAGATCCCAGAGTATTTGCTTGCACAGCTCACGATCTGCGTGTAAGTCTTCTGAGTAAGCCAAAGGTGTTTGCTCACTCCATTTACTAATACTCTGAAAATCAATTTCATCTCCAACCACCAATACTGAATCAAACTTCTCACGCCTTGCCAACTTGATAACATTTTTTACAGCTGCTTCGTGGTGATAAGGCACCTGTAAATCTGAGATAACGAGGTATCTGGACGGCTTAATCTTCATCCTCTTCAAAATCGTCAAGTGGATTCTTTATAGGATCTTTACTATCTATGATCCAGTCTGGATAACTTGACCTATCCATCGCAAACGCTAGAGCTGTGCCTTCATCCATTCCAGATTTACGGCAAGCCATATAAACCTCATTAGCTGCTATTGCCCAGAAGTCTAGCTTTGTAAGTACAGGCTCTTTAGTAGTCCTGCGCCTACGTGCTATCTTCTTCTTAGGTTTGCGTTTAGTAGCCATATTAAAATTATGACTTACTAATTAAAATAAAGAGATCATCGACACGCTTTTCTAATCGTGTTAATTGATCCTTCATACTAGATCCACCATTAGGGCGTAACTCATTAAGCCAGCCTCTAACTAGAAAACGTAATCCGATTAGCACGCCTGATAGCACGGCGATAACGCCAGCGCCAAAGGATGCCCATTCTGCTGGACTCATTTCTTCGGAGTTGCATACCCAAAGACACCTGCTAGTAATGCCCATAGAATTGAGCGATAGTCAGCTGCGAAATTGGATGCTGCCCAGGCTGATAAGAATGCGCCTAGTGTTAGTACGTATGGATTTTTCATATTCATAACTTGCCCCCTAGTAGTGGTATATCGAACTCTGCGCCGTTTAGGTCGCCTAACTTTGTAAAGCTTATGTGAATGTGTTTTGTGTGTGGATTTATGCCTTTGTATCTTCGCCATTTCCATCCTAATAACTTGGAAGCGATGTGGTGATTGTGGATGACGTAAGATATGCGTTTATCGGTTTTGCCTGCGATTCGGATCTGGTCAGCCAGATAAGCACTGATCCCTTCGGATGCACCCAAGCTAGAATCAATATCAACTGCTCTGACCCACCCAAAGGTGTCTGGATTATGATCTGATTTTCTGGCGGAGTGACGGCTATCGCCCACCCACCCATCACTGGCAGTACGCCTATCTGGAAACCACGTATCAACTTGATCTCTTAACTGCACACCAGCTGCACATAATTTAGGATTCAATTGCAGGTACTATCCATTGGCAAGTGTCTTCGTTAAGCCCTGTTGCATCATCAGGTTTTGGAGGTATAAAAGCATCTCTAACCTCATCGTAGGTATAACCAATACCTGCATAATTTTTGCGAATATTTCCGTTGTATGAAGTTTTAATCCAAGTGCCACCAAGATTATCTATAAGCCATTGATAACCTTCATCACCTGCTGGATCATTATTGTCGCCAACTAATACTCTTAATACAGTATTTGTATTATCAATTTCTGCCCAATGACTCATATTAAACCGCCGTTTTCAAATAGCGAACAATTACAATTCCTGATCCACCATTGCCTGCAATGTTAATTGATCCTCCTCCACCACCACCCGTATTTGCTGTGCCCGCAGTTGCAGTGCTTGAACTTCCTGCACCGCCGCCACCAAGACCACCAGCTCGACCATAAGGACTACTATCATTTATTCCGCCGCCGCCACCTGCATAATAATAAGTTCCACCGCTTAATTCACCAGTAGATGTTGCTGAGCCCCAAGAAGAATAACTGCTACTTCCTACGCCACCATCTGAGCCAACTTTACTTGTAGATGAATTTGCAGCCGCTGCTCCAGCTCCACCACCACCACCTGATGCTCTTGAAGTTGATGGAGTTTGATTGCTTATGTTTCCACCTTTATTACCTTGACCTGATGTTGCAGCACCACCATTAGCCAAAGTATTAGTATCCCAAGCAGTTGCTCCGCCACCTGAACCACCAGAAAAACCATCTACAGCAGTTTGACCCATAGCTGCATTTCCGCCGCCACGCCCACCACCTACAACAGTTGTAAGTGAAGCGAATACAGAATCAACTCCATTTGTTTGATTACCTGGCGCCCCGCCACCTGTTCCCCCAGAACCGCCAGCACCAATAGTTACGCTGTGGTTTGTTGTTGTTAATACTTGTGATGCAAACTCTAGTAATCCACCTGCTCCGCCGCCACCACCAAACGGGCCGTTATTTCCTCCACCCGCTCCCCCTGCGCCCCCAGCAATTACTAAAATATCTGCTGTTAATGCATCTTCTGTAATACCTAAAGTTCCATTTGCAGTAAATGTCCGATAAAAATAAGTGGCATCAGAACTAAGGGTGCCGCCAGTAACCACTGGCTTTGGTTTAGATGGCGAAATTACAGCAGTGATTACATTTAACATTTATGCTATTGCTCCCACTACATACCACGCATTGGCAGCTGTTTTAATACATGCTGCAGATTTATATTGCGCAAGGGTAGGCGATGCAGCTGTGGCACCAGCACTTAATACAGTTGTCGTACCAGGTGTCACTGCACTAATTGTGCAAAGTCCAGCACCGATATTTAATACTGTAATGACTGTGCCTACTGCAAAGTTATATGTTGCATCGGTTGGCAACTTAAATGCAATAGCAGTTGCTTTATTTATTGGTACTAATTGTTGGTATTCATCACCACTAGCAGCTGTGTAATCGGCTGTCTTAGCAGTTTGTACTGTGAAGGCTGGTAGCCCATTCCACATTGTGCTGGTAACTACATCACCAGTCGTGCCTGGCCAGGTTGGCATAATTTCTCCTTAGTAACTTAATACATCTTCATCTAGAGCGCTGTACCCTAGTATAAACCCATCTATGACAGGTTCTAGCGTTGTAAACACTGTCCTAAAGGAATTAGGTGTAATCGTGTTTGCCACGCCAAAGATTTGCAGGGTTTTCTCTAGCTGAGACC